TGACATACTTTTTTATTTATAAATACCTTGAGAATTTTTTTATAGAAAACATAATTTTAAGAATTTTCTATTTCTTACCCACCAAGTCCTGAGTTTGAATCCATATATGTTTTTTTAAATTCCGATTTCATCTTAGGATCTACTATTGCTTCCAACACTTTTTTATTAAATTCCGCAGTACTAAGTGATGTTCCCCCATCTCCCTTAATAGTAAGAGTATGGTTAACCTCACCACTAACTTCAGATTTTGTTGACACCAAATTAAAAGCCTTAACCACCTTTTCAACAAAATCATTACCTAATATACCTTCCATATCTTTATAAAGTTGGTTAGATTTGTCATCATCAGCAAGTGGTTTGACTCCAGTTACAGGCTCATATACCGTTTGGAGTCCTTGTTTAATATTCCCGTACCCTTCAACCATCGCACTTCCAAACCCTGTAGCAATTTCTTTTCCAATTTTTATTAAATCAGGAGCAAGTTTTGCCATATCTATCATTGCCCCAGAATAATCACCTTGTAATGTCTTAATACCAGCACTTTCTATGTCACCAGCAACCGTACCATATTTTTCTCTAGTGTTACCTACATTTACCCTTTCCTTATTAGTTGCTGCATTAACAGTTTCAGTTCTAACCACATTGACGGCATTATAAAATCTATCCATCGCTGGACTTGTGGCCTTACCAAGTGTTGTGGCAGCCGTTCCACCTTTTATTTTAGCGTTAATTTGATCCATCACATTTAATTGATCTAAAGCAATGTCTTCTATAGTTTTACTTTCGGCAGATTGTTGTTCTTTTAATTTTGTAATTTGTTCGGCAGTTAATTTTGAAACATTCACCTCCTCCATTTTACCAGTCGTATCATTCTTTATTTGAACAAAAGCCTCTCCACCTTTCATTTGTGACATATTGGCAATTAATGTCTTATCTTCTTCAGATGCCGCTAAACTTGGGAATTTTATTTTACTCATCTTCATATCAAACTCAGATGCTTTTATTGACATATTTGCTAATTCTTTTGCGGGGATACCCATTTCTTTAGCGACTTCCATTAAACGTCGTTTAGATCCTGGCATTATTTCAAATTTACCCGTTTCTTTATTAAAACTTGAAAATTCTTTTGCAATGTTACCAATTTCTTTTTGTAGTTGTTCAGGATCATTCATACTTAAATCCATTGCCTTTAATGGATCCAACAATGCACTACTTGAAACACCTAACCTTTGTAGACCAGCAGCCATTTCAATTGCCCCTTCAGGATTAAAAACTTTATCTGTTACGGTTTGTACGTGTTCCATAGTTACACCCATAGATGCCGCATTTGCTGCCATTTTAGCTAAACCTTTAACTCCATTATCAAAATTATATAAATTCATTTTATATAAATTGTCAACAACAGATTTTGATACCGCACCTACATTAGCCCCAACACTTTTTGCGTAATTAGCCACTGTCGCCATTTCATTACCGACATCATATAATGATATACCAACACCCTTAAATTCTTTTGCTAATTCACCAGCATTAATTTTACTTACTTCAGCGGCCGCTCCCATTTCTCTAAGAGCTTCAGTACTCATAGTTGTATTAACCCCAAGCGATGTCGGCACATCTTGTAACACTTTAAAAGCATCTGAAGAACTAATACCTAACCTTAACATTTCCGGAATTGCATCCGCAATTGTTGTTTTCATCTCGGCCATTCTTGACTGACCAAGACCCATGGCGTTGGCTAATTCTTGACCTTTTTTAGTTAAAAAATCAGCACCTTCAAAATTAGTAGGGTCTAAACCATCTACTATTCCTTTAACCGCAATACCGGCCTCAGCCAATGGATTTTTTACCGCTTCCCCAAAACTTTTAGCCTGATCCTCATTTAAAAAAGTTTCAAAACCAGAAGAGGTTTCTGTGGATTTTGTTTTAGACGCATTAGATTCACCATCTTTACGAGCATTAGAAACTATTTTTTGTAGTTCTTTAAACTGATCGTCAGTTATTTTTCCTTTAAAATCATCTAATCCACTCATTGATAGTTTTTACTATAAATATTTACGTATTAGTTTTAGGCGTATTATCCTCCACAATCTTATCTAAGAGATATTTTCTAATATAGGTTGGTAACCTTAAGAATTCATTATATGATACCCTTAAGAATTTTGCCAAGTAATAAAATTCATCTAATAAATATTTTGTGTGATTAGAAGAAAGGCCGAAAAAACTCCACCCCAAAGTTGATGACAACATCAACCTTTTCTCCTGATGGGGCGTAAACTGTTTTCCTTAAATCCAATCTCGATTCGTTTTCTTTAAGGAAATTTCTTATGAACTTAGAATCACCAATTGGCATATTTTGACAAAATACACTTATTTCATTTCTATCAGGACTACCATTTAATTCTAAAATGGTTTTATTTAACCTTGTTGTTACCGTTGGTGCAGTATATCCAACAGGATATGAATCAACTATTTTTGCAATTTCAATTGTGTCATATAAACTTAACATTTTAATTTTAACATCCGCTTTTGATTGTGGTAATTTAACTGTAAATGTACCATCTTCATCAGGTTGTACTTTTGGTTTTGTAAGATTTAATTCATCCAACATAATTGACGACTCAAAAGATTGACCATTACTTGGGTCAATAGTTGTTATTCTATATTCAGGTCCGAAAGATGTGTTACGAAGAAATAAAAGAATCGCTTCAATATCACTTTCCAATAATTCCTCAGGTCTAATGTCTCTTTCGTAAAGTTTATTTCTTAATAAAGGTAAAACAACACTTTCATTAATTGTTTTACGTGAATCAATATTAACTAAAATATTTTCATCACTCGCAGTTAAGTAACCAACCTTAACACTTTTCTTTTTAGATTTGTAGAATAAACCACCTGAAGGTAGTGTCACCACATCATGTGGTAAGTTAAAGTCCATTTGCCCGTAAGCAGCCGTATCTTGATCCATTTTTTTTATATTTTTTAATTTATTATTGCACAAAAAACCGTATACACTATAAATGTACACGGTTAATATTAAAAGTAAATTTTTTTAGTATACTAATATACAACGATCCATACGAATATTTGAAGTGATCCCCGCAATCTTATCAGAGTCATATGATAATGAACCACCATCATATCCTGTCAAAAAGGCTCCTTCTAAAATCCATTTTTCAACAACAACTCCCGTTGGGTCTAACATTTCCAAATCAACATTTTTCTTGTATCCTGCAGCATAACCCATACGACCTGTAACAGACTCCGCACATAAACGAATCCATTCCATAACCGCTTGAGACGCTGAAGGTCCGATTGGATCTCTAAACTTAACTGAAATTTCTTCCCAGTTGAATCTACCCGCAACGTATGTCTCAGTGTTCAAGAAAGGAATGTTCACTGAATTAATTTTTAATTTAGGTCTCGAAGTACTCTCCACATACCACTCATTAATACCAAGTGATGATGGGAACCTTAAAATCCAACGGTTTTCGCGTTTAGGTTCGTAAGGAATAGGCATTTTCATTAACAAATCAGCCATAATTATTTATTTTAGTTTTTAGTTTATTTTAGTTTTTATTATAAATATCACGATAATAAAATTTTTCTATTTACTTCCATTTTTTTTGGACATATTCTTATACTAGACCAGACAAACTAGTTAATATAATTTCTTTTGTCCTCCTGCAGTTAAATAAGTCTTTAATATATTATCTTCTTTTTTATCAAAATGCTTCTTCATAGTTTCTACATTTCTTACATCATCATCTGAAAATCCAATAAATGGTGTAAAGTAATTACTAATCTTGTTTTTCATAAATGCCTTTTGTTGTAATGAATGTGATAAATTTCTCACATAACTAACAAATTCTTCCATTGCATTTATTTTACCTTGTTCAGGGTTAGTTGCCGAACCTTCTCCGAAAGACACAGGATGAAAACGACACATATCTAAGTAAGATCGTATTAATTGATCTTTAGATAATTTTTCTTCATCTGCCAAGTCTCTATATTTTAAAAGGTTTTTTGCCAACTGATTTGAATCCAAACCATGTTTGTTTTGTTTAATCAATCTATAAACCGCTTCTTTTAACATTGAAGGTGTATGACCTCTCGCAGTTACAATTGCAAAAATTGATCCATTATTAATTGCTTCCACAAAATCGTTCCAAGCCGGTCCTGTTGGTGATGACATCGCATCTTTTAAGAATTGTTTGTCACCCAATACACCGAAATCTCTGAAAGGTTCTTTATCAAAAGATACTATGGTATGTCCTTCATATTCGAAAGGTTCTTTACCAACATCAGTTCTATATTCCGCAAAATCTTCGGTAGACATACCAACACTATTACCTTCATCGTCTTTAAGATATATCTTTGTTGGCATAAACATAAGGTTATCATCCCAGTCAAATGCATAATATTTCATTACCGGAGTTTTTCTTTCCTCTATAATTTCGTTAATAATTTGTTTAACGATATGTTTATAATAATTTTTCATACATTAATAAATATTAGGTAAATAAAAAAAGGGGAACGAATTCCCCTTTTCCTTTAAATTATTTGTCTGATTAGATATTATCAAACGATGCTCCTGTTGGAGTGATGTAGAATGTTATATCTATGAACTCTAATGAACGAGTTGGTTTGATATAGATTTTACCTACCATTTGATTTCTGTCTAAGTCTTCAGTGTCACTTGAAACCGTAACTCTAAAGTCGTATAAACCTCTATCTCTTCTGATTGCGTCTAAGATTGGATTAACCGCATTTAAGAAGTCTTGTCTTACTTGTTCGTCGTTTTGATCGAATAACAATCTCACAGAAACTGCTGAAATCAATTTACGAGCTTGTAATAATAATCTTCTCACGTTAATTCTATCAAGAGCAGATTCTCTAATTTGAAGAGTTTTGTTACCCCAAATTACCGTACCAACATCAGAGAAGGTTGCAATTGGGTTGATTCTTCCTTGGTAAAGAGTATCTCTATCCTCTTGAGTCAACTTCTTACGTGCTTTGATTGAGTTCACAATACCTCTTGTGTAACCTGCCGCTGCGAACCATGGGAATGCAATGTTATCGGTCAATGCCAAGTTTCTCGTCACCTCAGCCGTTGCTGGAATGTAGATTTGAGTATTGTTTACACTATCACGAGTTAATACCCATGGGTAGTAAGTTGCCGTGTAGTTAGAGTCAATTCCTGTTTGTTCTAAGTTGTCAACCGCTTCTTGTGGGTAGATCAATCCATCTCCACCTGTAGTTGTAGGTAAGAACAAGTTGTAGTCAGGAGTTGTAGTAATATACAATGAGTCAGCTCTGTCGTTCTCAATCATATCGATTGTAGACTCAACTAAGTCACTATTGTTTACATAATCAATACCTGGTGATACAAATAAATTGATGTTAACCGCTTCAGGATTAGAGAATGTTTGGATTCCTAATAAGTAAGCGTAGTAGTCAGTATTTGCGAAACTTTGTGTTCCATCACCGATAGAGATTTGTTTAAATGCTCCCCATCCTGATGCTAATGGATATCTTGGTGAAGGACAAGCCCCGTTCAAGAATCCATTTCTACCAAGTACATATCTGTCTCCGTTTGTTCTATATTCTCTATAAATATCCCACCCGTCGAAACCACCATAGAACATTGTTGTGAATTTTCTTGAGTAAATTCTGTAGTATGGACTTGTTTCATTTGTAGGTTCTTGTTGGAATGTAGCATCACCAACATAGTATTTAGGTGTACCACTTGTTGTAAATCCTGGTCCTATTTCAATAACACTAGCGTCTTTGTCCATGTGGAATCCTCTTGTTTCGTATGACCATTCAAAACCATCAACATTACATAAATCGATTGGTGCACGTTTTCCTTTATATTGGAAGAAGTCAGGGTCAAATCCTACATTGTTTGAGAAACCTAAGTAAGTTCTTCTTACGTTATCACCATTTGATCTGATTGCATCATCATTACCATTTGTGAAACCGAATGGTGGGTTATAAATAATCTCACCTGGGAAGTCATATTTAGTTTTATAAACTGGGAATGGAGGTCTTACACCACCATACTCTCTAAATGCATAACCATCAAAACCACAAGGTAGTGAGTCAACAGGTGCATCCTCGTTCATTTCAACCATAACGTATTTAGAGTTCAATGCGTATTCACCATCTAATGAACCAATTTTCTTAGCAATGAAGTTGTTTTGACTTGGATCCATACTACAATTAGTAAATTTCTCTAAAACAGTTGGGTTAGCATCTGAATCGTAGAAGTCTCTTACTATTACATCAAACGTTCCATTGGAGAATGACATATTAATAAGTGAAACTTTTATTTCAGAGTTTGCTGAATTACCATCAGAAATTGAGTAGAACTTAAATAAGTCAAACACTTTAGTACCTCTTAATTCGGATACAATCCAAGGGGTGCTTGGTGATTGGTATCTATCTAAGTACCATCCAATACTATCTTGTTGCCCACTTTGTGCTGAATCCAACGCAACTAACACAGGACTTAATCCTCTAATGAAACCTTTATTCCATCCATAATTTAATAACGCTTGGAATCTTTCCTCTAAGAATAAAGGAACATTCTTTCTTGGTTTTTGGAAGTTACTTGTACCAAATACTTTAGAAATATACTGTGAATCTGAAGTTGAGAATGAAGTCTCAAATGAGAACAAAGTACCATCATCATTTGTTACGTTAACAACAAATGGTAAATATGGGTTTTTAGTAACACCTGAATATTGGTTAACCATATTTAAACTTACGTTGTTAATATTAGTAACCTCAAACACTGGGTTTGTTGAATCTTCGTATGTTGCAATACCTCTTGATCTTAATGTTCCAACAACTAAATCGTCGAAGTTAG